ACTCAAGTTTTGACAAGGATCTCCCGTCGTATGTTTTGGACAAGGTGTGGGACGTTTTTGTTTCACACTTTGGACCCCTGTTGTCAGAAAAGGACCTCAGGATTGCCCGTAATGTATTTCTTTCTTTTACTAAACCGTTCATCCAGTACGAGGGTTGTCTCATTGAGTGGGATAACTCTAATCCGTCTGGAAATCCTATCACTACTATCATCAACACTATTTGTAATAACATTGTTCTTCGTTATGGTGTGGCACGTTCTTTGGGATGTGAGACTTTTAGTAGAGCGTTGGCTGTGTTGAAGGAGTTGTACATTAGACGAATAATTGAGTACATATGTTATGGTGACGACAATGTTTGGAAAATCGACCGTGTGAAGTGTCAAGAGTACGGCTTTGCTGTTCCTACGTACGCATCGGTTTCCAAGGCCCTCCAGGAGATGGGTCTTGTGTATACCGATGAGGTTAAAAGTGACCTCTTTGACGAGGGGCATCGTACTGTGTATGATGTTTCTTTCCTTAAACGGAAACTTCGCAGGGATGACGGTCGACTACTGATGTGTTTGTCGCTGGATACACTTGTGCAAAATGTTCAATGGGCAAAGAAGAAGGATGTTGATGGAGAGTTGTTCCGAGTCAAAGTAGAAGGCTTTCTTGATGAGCTCGCCATCCACCCCCAGCTGGTCTGGGACCAATGGTATGGTGAGTTTTATCAAGCAGCCAAGCGTGTTGACCCGAAGTTCAATCTTCGGGTGGCTTGGGCTACCAGTAGATCAGATCGCATGCAAGCGTTTCTTGCGCGCGGCTGTGAGTACTGGTGAGGTGCCATGCCCATCTCCATTCGGTGATTTGGGAGCACGAGAAATTCCGAAGCAGACAGTGTCTTGTCGTAGGATGCTTGTTCTGTGGTACCGGCTTGTAGATCCGAGAGTGTACCTAGTGCGCAGCCCGTTCTTAAAACTCATTTTTACGACACGCCCACTTGACTGAGCCATCATTTGGGTTTAATTTGGCTTACCGAAAATTCAACTACC